TTGCAAGTCTTGTTGAATTATTTCCTGCTGATTGTGTAGGAGCTGTAGGATTTCCAGTTAAAGCTGGAGAAGCTAAAGGTGCTTTTAAGTCTATTTGACTTTGAGCATTGGAAGTTAAAGTATTTATATATTGAAATTCTGCACTTGTTACTGAACCATCTGCAATCTTTGTTGCATCAATAGCTGCTGCTGCTTTAATATTAGCATTTGCTAAATTAGTAATTGAGTTACCTGTAGCATCTACATCAATTGTTTTATTTGTAAATGTAGTTGTACTACTAGCTGTAACATTAGAATGTGATTGTGAATCTACATAAGTTTTAATTGCTTTAGCAGAAGCTATAGTATCATCACTTGCAGAAACACTTGTTAAATCTGTATCAAGAACACCTGAAGCTAAATCTGTTACTTCAAGATTTGAAATATTATTTCCAGTACCATTTGCATCTATAGTTTTATTTGTAAATGTTGTAGTACTACTTGGTGTAACACTTGAAACATTATTATCTATATAAGCTTTAATAGATTGTTGTGAAGCAACTGCTATAGCTGAATCAGAAGATAAAGTATCTTCATCTAAGAAAGCTGTACCACTAAGAGTTCCATTTAAAACTGGACTTGTTAATGTTTTATTTGTTAAAATTTGTGCTGTTGTTTTATCAACTGTTATTGATGTATCAATTACTAATTCATCAGCATTAGCAGTTATACCATTTCCACCAATTGCATTTAAAGTTGGTATTGGTCCTGATAAAGATGTTCCAGTTAAACCAGTTCCTGCTACAATAGCAGTAAGGTCTCCAATAGGAACTGCATCTACATAAGCTTTAATTGCTTTTGCTGAAGCTAAAGTATCATCACTAGCTGAAACTGCAGTTAAGTCTGTATCTATATCTGTAATTCCTGTAGCTGTACCAATAACTAAAGTATCTAAATTTACTGTACCATCAAAGAATGCATCTTTAAATTGTAAAGCTGCTGTTCCTAAATCAATATCATTATTTACTGAAGGAACTATTAAGCCATCAGAAACTTTAAATTGTTCTGTAGCTGCTGCACCAACATTAATATAAAATTCTAACTCAGCATTTGCTGTATCAGTTAAAATTTTATTTAAAGGTGTTGCAAGATTTGCGTCACCAATTAATCCAATTACTGGACCATTAGCTGCAGTACCATCATGTTTATGTCCAGTTGTATTTACAAAAGCTGAAACTAAAGCATCAAATTCATTATTTAAATCTACTGCATCAATTGTAAGAGTATCTACTATTTCTGCTGAACTCTGTCGTACATATCCTGCCATGTTATCTTCTTCCTCCTGCTATAAATGAAACAAATAATCCATTGACTGCATATGCAGCATTTGTATCATTACTAAAAAATCTAAAATTATTTGAGAAACCACTTCCTGTTACTATCATTCTTTTACTTGGTAAAGTTACTGCACCATAAACTCCAGTTCCATATATAGCAGAACCATATAAAGATGTGGCAGCTAAAGAACCTACATTAACTGCACCAGGTTGAGGAACAGTTGTAGATTCAAAATCATATCTAATTCTCATTTGTAAATCTGGTTGTGTTCCTTCTGGTTTAATATTTGCTTTAACAGCATAAAGACTTTTTCTTAAACCATTATCACCATAATCCATATCTGGTGTTTGAAATTTTGCATCTATATTTGCTGTATCAAAATTATCACCAGTATCTATTTGATAAATGTAACCATTTTCATTTGCACCAAATTTTACTTCTTCATTTGAATTATTTAAACCTGAAGTACAAACTTTAATATCCATACCTTTTGTTTCACTCCATTCAAATGCAGGAACTCCTTGTTCATCAAATTTAAAAGTTCCTATAATTCCTTTTTGTCCAGAAGCAGATTGACCTGACCTATGATAAAATAATCTATATTGACTTCTTTCTCTAATAACCATACTAGAGATAGTATACTGTGCAATACTTGATAATAGAGTATTTATTAAAGGTAAAATCTTTCTACTAATTGAACCAATTTCTATATCATCAATTCTAGCTGTACCAGCAACTGTTCTTAATCCATCAGGTGCTAGGAAGATTAAATCTCCACCTATTTCTTGAATTGAATTTCCATTTACACAACCGATATTTTTGGTTATAGACTTAAGTATAGGGGTAGAATCAAGACTTGTCAACTCAAATAAACTGTTTTTACAGAATATAATTAAACTATTTCTAAAGACTTTAACACCTACAATAATATCTCCTACATCTATTTCACCTGCAGAAGACCCAGTAAAATCATAAGGTTCTAATCTAGAACTATAAGCTACTGTACTTGTTGAAGCTGATTGTCCTGCAACTATTAATCTTTCTGAAAATATACTACATATTTTAGGATTAGTAGGAGCTGACCTAGTTAACTCTTCAAAGTAAAAAGTATTAACTCCACCTGAAACAGTTATTTGAAATTCAGCTATCTTATTAGTACCATCAGTAATATATAAACTCCCATAAATACCATCTGATTCAAAAGTATCAAATTGATTATTAGTTTGATTTGTTCTATTAATAGTAGTAGCAGCAGCTAAACTTCCTGCAACTATACCACTTTTATAAACAGCTTGTCCACTTGCACTAGAAACAACATTATAATCTAATGTTAATTCTGTATCATTTGTTATAGATAAAACTCTATACTTAATACTATTAATTTGTATTCTATCATTGACAGCAAATTCAGTTGTGAATAAAGTACCTGTTCCTGTAACTGTAGCTGAACTTGCAGTAACTGCAACTGTTCCTGTCTTAGTTACATAAGTATCTTTATTAACTTGAAGCCAAGTAATACCATCACTTGACCAATAAATATTTGCTCCTTGACAAGCTACAACTCCATTAGCATAAGAAACAAGTCCTTCAATAGAATCTGTAGCTACTCCTGAAGGTACTGTTGCACTTCCAGCACCCCATTTAGTATAACCATTAATTCTTCTATAACCACCTGTTGTAGAAGATTCAAAATTTTCTAATATAGTTGCAGCACCAGGGGTTCTAAATAAAGCATGACTACTTGATACTAAATCTAGTCCTCCTGCAACTGTAATAGAAGCACCTTGTGTTGGCATATATTTTTAATCCTTATGGTAGTAAGTATGTAAATCTTACATCCGACATATATTGTGGCTGTGGTGAATTTAAATTGTCAGCCATATTTTGTAATCCTTTTTTATATTCATCTAAAGCTAATTGCGATTGTGCAATATTATCTTTAAATTGATATAAATAATATCTAGCTCTTGCTAGTAAAACTGGTTTGTATTGTTCTGGAAATAGAACTGTATCTGTATCTGCTGCTAAAGCAGAAGGTCTATTGTATGCAAAGAAATGTATATTATAAATTTTATCAGGTATTGGAGATAATCCAAATCTTCTACCATCAGAACTTCGTATGACTCTTAATGGTACAGCATATTGAGAAGTTCTTGCATTAGCTTCTTCTGAAGAAGAGTAATTACTTCTCCATGTTGTTAAAGTTGTGAAATCTAATTTATTATTTGTGTAAGGTGAGTTAGTATCTACAAGAGTAAACATATTCCAGTTTACTGAATCAAAATCAGCATCTATATTTGCTGAACCTGCTTTGCATAAATACCATCTTTGTCCAACGACTGTTGGTACAATTGTATTTCCATAATAAGGGTCATCAGGTACATCTGTACTTAACCATGACCAATCATCTACAGAATCTACAATATCAAAATAAGCTCTGTTAACTACATTAGCTACTTGTTTTTGTATTCCAACTCCAGTAGCAACTGTAGAAACTTCAGGTTCATTTAACTCTACTAATAATTCGTTTACAAATGTCTTATAAGTTTTTGCCATTTAAAGTCTCATACCTTAATGTGTAGGATTATTAAATCCTATAATTTTGTTTAAACTATTATTGCAATAACTAAAATTATACCAACTGCAATAACAACTTTTTTATGTTCATTCCAAATATGTTTTGCTTCTAAAGCAATAGCTTTTAATTTATCCATAATAATTCCTTTATATTTAAATGATAGGGGATATTGCTACCCCCTATCAATATTAAGTTATTAGCTTACTGTTATAATACCAGCACCTACTGAAAGTGTGTCTAGTACTTTTCTTCCATATACATGAAGACCTCTTACTTGGTCAGCAAATGTAGTTGGGCTTCTAAAAGACTCAACTGTATTCATTGCATTCGCACAAGAAGTACTTCTCATATGTCCAAATAGAACTGATGCATTACCTGCAGAGTCCTTAACATTATTAGATTTGTACATAGCAAATCCTCTGATTAGTCCAGACGCTACCAAACCATTTCTTAAAGAACCTTTACCTGCATTGTAATCAATTGATAAAAGTTTAGAAGAAGTGTCTGATAATGAACCATAAAAGTCAGGAGCTGCAACAAACCATCTGTTTTCTTCAGGATTGTCTTTTTCATCCATAACTTGGGCTGCCGAACTTATGAAGTTCAATGGGTCAGTTCCTGCTGCATGATTAATAGCGATAGGAGCTGCGATTGAACCAAAGATAGCTTGAGAAGCTGCAACACCATTAGCTGCTAGAATAGGAGTCAACGAATCTGTTGTTGAACCTGTTGCTATAGCTTGTGTATACATATCCAAAAGAACTTCAGTATCCATTGTATCTTTTAGTTGATAACCTGCGTTATTAGAAGCGACATCTGAAAAGTTAATATGACTGAATCTTTTTTCTAAAGAATCAACTGCAAAACTAAAATAGTTTGCTTTGTCAATTGTTAGAACTAATTCATTGTCAGTTAACGCCACATCAGTTGTAGCTAGTCCTCTAGTATAAGCTGCCACAGTCATTTGTGGTTCTTTTACTATGTTAACAGTATCACCGAATGATTTAATTTCACCCATGTAATCTGTGTTACATATTGCTTCTACTGTAGATGATTTTCTTAAAGCCATCCATACTTTTTTACTATATATCTCAGGAACCCAAAATGAGTTCGCTTGAGGAGCTGCTGGTGGATTAGCTGCACCACCAAAGTTAGAGGTACTCGCACCTATAAAGTGTACCATATTTTTATTTCCTTATTTGTTTACTTGTTGATAAAAATGAAAATAAAGTTATTCTCTTATAACTCTACCTTCTTTTTGAGCTAACATAATATCTTTCTCATATTTTGCGAACTCATCCACAGACATTTTTTGAATATCTGAGGTTTTGAAAACCACCTGTTGGTTTGTTGGTTGTCCAATTTGTTCTTTAGTTTTAACTAACAAATCAGCACCTTCATTCCTTGGCTGCTTTTCAGTTGTAGTTTTTTTATCTAATACAAGTCCTCGGTCTTTCTTATACAGGTCAACTGCTCTTGCTGCAAGTTTACCATTCTTGTTGTTCTCATAAATCCATGATTTAATTTCCATGGGTTGTGAGTCTGCCCAATTATGAAAATCATCCGATTCTTTAATTTCATTAAAGTCTGGATGAAGTTTTGATAACTCTAATTGAGCTTCTCTTTGAGCTAAAGCTTGATTAGCTTTTTTCAAAGAGCCAACTTCGTCTTGTAAACTTTTCATCTCATTTTGAGATTGCAAGTGAGATACAGTTTCCACCACTCCATATATGTCAGGATAATCTTTCTTAAAAGCTTGAAGCTCTTCTTCAGATTTAGGTGGTGTATACTTAGGTCGGTTCGCTTGAAGCTGTGCTTTAAGGTCTCCTTCTTTTGTATTCCAATCACCTAACTTCCTGTCATAATATCGTTTTAGGTCATCATATCTTTTTTTGTAGTCAACTTTTGAATAAGGTTTTGAATCAACATTTAATGCTGATTCCTGTAAAGACTTATCCGAAGTAGCCGAATCTAAAGTTGCGTTAGTATCAGGGTTGACATTGCTGTCAGTAGCTTCTCTAACTAAACCTCTAGGGTCGGTGTTGGCATCTGCTGGTCCTCTATCTGCAGAAATAAAATCTGTAGGCATTACATCTTCTGTGTGCCAAGACTTGTTTCGCTTATAGGGATTCGCTTTGACTTCCTTAGTTTTTCCTTCGTCTTCTTTCATGTGTCCTCCTTTAGGGCTTCTTAACTGTGAAGGTAGCTAAAAATTGGTTCTTGATTGAAAACAAAGCTACAAGGGCTTTTATTTCTAAAAGGTAGCTTGTTTATCCTTAGAGTACCACTCTAAAAATTCTGTTATGCCAATAAAGAATCTGCTTCAAATTGAGCAGCACTATCTTCTTGGGCTATTTGTCCAGCATCATAAGCTTCTTCTGCTTGTGCCATCATCTTTCTTAATTTGTCAACACCTAAACTTTTTACTGCTTTAGCTGTAAATACAAATTCTCCATCTGATAACATTGCTGGAATTGAATCTGAAGTTCCATCTCCTGGTCCTTCTACTAATTCATCTTCTGTAAATTCTGTTGCAACTATTTTTGGAATAATTGATTCTAATTCTGGATGCATTTCCATTGCTTCATCCAATACTATTTCTTCTTCTTCTGATAACATAGAAGTATCTAATACTGCATCTGCATCTCCAAGAGCTTCATCTTCTGCAGTCATTTCTAAATCAGTTTCTGCTAATGCATCTTCTTCTTCTATACCTAATGGTGATAATAAAGCTTCATCTTCTATTATATCATCTTCAACTACATCACCTTCGGCATAAGCTTGATAATCTTTTCTTTCTTCTCTTCTTCCAACTGCACCACCAATATTTAAAGCAAGTGGTGTTTGTTCTGCAATATCATTTTCATCCATGTAACCACCTAATGCTGCAGTTTTAATATTAGATGATTTCATCTTTTCTAATTTTTTAATTTGATTATCAATAGCAACTGCATCTTTAGCTTCTACCATCTCTTTTCTATTTTCTAATTTTGTAATCATTTTATTAATATGATGGTCTCTTGCAGCATTTCCACCTGCTACTTTATCTGAACTTGGAACTATTCCTGAATCATCATGTTCTTCTAATATTGGAATCTCAGAAGGTAATAAAGGTTTATCACCTCTATATAATCCTTGTCTGTTCATTAGTCCACCAAGAGCTGTTGTATTTTTCTTTTGTTCTAATTTTTTTAATTTCTTTTTTCCTTTTTCATCAAGAACTCCTGATTCATTCATAGCTTTTAAATTTTTATATAAAAGTTTTTCTGCGACATTTAATTTAACATATTTAGTATCGCTAGGTTCTAATGGATGTTCTTCTAATATAGGAATATCATCTGGATTTAATGGTTTAATACCATTACCTCCTTTAGAAAATCTTGTTCTTTCTTTTCCTAATAATCTAGCAGGTAAACCTTTTCTAGCAGAAGCAGGAGTATTAATATCATATGGTCCAATACCAGCAGGTTCTCTTTCTAAATTTCCATCAGATGCTCTAATTTCTTTATCTGATTCATCATTAGCTCTGATATAAGGTGGCATAGACATTAATCCACCTGTAGCCATATTGATTGGTTTTGACATATTCTATTCCTTAATGTTTATTATAACAATTTAAAACTATTTAGTCAACACTATCTTTTAAAATTTCTCTGACTTGACTAGGCAAGTTCATTAGGCGTTCCAGAAAAAGCCATCTCCCCTGGCATTGCTGGATTGTTTGCTGGGTCAATCCCCTCGCCATTTCCTGCGTTGTTTGGTCCTGCACCTTGTGGAGGTATTCCTCCAGGTGTTTCCATTCCTGGCTGTTGACCAGGGATAGGAGCTTCTTCGCTAATTCCTTGTTGAGCATTATTTTGGTATCCTATAATTTTAGCATAAATTTCTGCTTCATCTTTAGAGTTAATTATTTCATCAGGGTCTAAATCTAAAGAGTATGCTAACTCTTTTATAACCTCTGATATTTTAACAAATGGAGCAATAGATGGATTTTGAATTGTTTGTAAGAACATAGTAAGTCTTTGAGACCTAACTTCTTTTCTCATTAAAGAAGAACTACCTGTTGCTCTTATTTCAAAATCACCTATAATTGGTAATTCACCTTCATAGAATTGCATATTCCATTGGAACATAGATTCTCCTAAAGGTTTAATTAAGTGGTCATCAATATTTTTAATGACTGTTTTAATATTTAAAGATGCAGCACCCATAAGCATTGACATACCTGATGCTGTTCTAGTCATACTTTGAACACCTGTTTGTCCATGTGAGTATGAGGGTATTCCTGTTGATTCATCTGCAAGTTGTCTGAACTTATCAAACATCTGCATATTTTCTGTAGCAGTATTTGGAAACTTAATTCCATAGATTGCTTGACCTGGAACTCCAGCTTGTCTTTTAAAAATCTTTCCTGGGTAAACTTCCATGTTTTGATTATTAACCAAAGCTGATTCATCAATATCAAAAACTAAGTTACCTGCTAAAGCTAAATTATCAATTGCCATTCTTGCATGACCATTCATAATTGCTTGAGCATCATCCATATTTTCTGGAACACCTATTCCAAAAAATTGATATGGATTTTTTTCATAAGAAAAAGATTGATAAGGAATTCTAAAAGGTGTAAAAGGATTTTCTACTAATCTAATTATTTTTCCATTTGCAGTCCACATATTAACTTGAACTTCCATGAAGTCTTCAATCTCTTCATCAATGTCTAAACCATTTTCTCTAGCAGACATTGCATCTATAGTTCCCCAATATTCTAGAACTTCATATCTATTTTTTTCTATATCACCTGAAGTATTATTCTCTGCATCAATTTGTGTTTCCCAAAATTTCTTATCATAAGTTGGACCCATCTCTAAACATTTATAAATAGCTTCTTTATTAAAGTGAGGTCTATTTAATAAATCTTTAAATTGATGTCTATTCATTCTATGTCGTTGAATAACATATTCACATTCTTCCATTGTTCTAGCATTAGGGTCTGGATAAAAATCCCATATACTTACAAATTCTACTTTAGGAACTTTAACTTGTGTTGGATTATATTCTCTTCCATTACCACCTTCACTATATTGATGTAATGTTTTATTATAAGTAAAAGGTCCTTTTATAATTCCTGTACCTAATAAACAAGATTCAAAGATTGAACTTCTTAATGCAACATTTGCATCTGATTCATCTAGTTGGTCTTCAATTAATTTTTGTAATCTTCTTGCTGCAATTTGTGCAGGTTTGATTTGTGGCATCTCAGGAACTGGAGCTGGTCCTGGTGACAAATCTGCTTCTTCTAATTCTTCTTGTAATCCACCTAAGTGAATACCACCTAAACTATTAAAGGTTGCACCTGGTGGTAATTTATTTCCATCACCTGGATAACCTAAATCTGATTCTGATTCTTCTAATGATTGACCTGGAGTATATTCTAAGTTACCTTCTATTTGAGGTTCAACTTGACCAACACCCATTTCCTCCTTCATAGGATTCATATGAGCATATTCAGCAATACCTTCTGGTACTTTTGTTTCTTCTATAGTTAATGGAAATCTTCCTGTACCAAATAGTACATCTATGATTTGTCCATAAGCTGCTAAAACTTTTGTCTTAGTAACTTTAACAAAGACTCTAGACTTTTCATGTTGAGTAAAATGAATATTTTTATAATACTTACCACGATAATTATGATAAGCTTGTAACCACCTATCTTCATCATCAGTTCTTTTATCTGTAACTGCATTAAATTTAGAATTAATGTCAATTACTAAAGGAGCTAAAGCTTCTAATTTTTCTTCTTCTGCTTGAGAAGAATTCATCATTCCATCAACTACCATACAATTCCTATTTGTTAATCAATATTTATTACTAAGTATAATAATACACTTATTATCTACCTTTGTCAACATAAAGTAATCTTCTTAATAGAGATAATAACTGAGGTTGGGATAATAACTGTACTACCTATATCCTCAAAAACAGGTCTAGTTTTACTTTTAATATAGTCTCTAAATATTCTAGTTACTCCATTCTTCTGACTTACTAAATAACCCCTAGATACAGCAATAGGAAGCTTTTCTTCCCTTAATGATTTCAAAGTAACCCATCCATCATCACCTTCAATATCTACCCATTCCACTTCAACATAAGGATATTTACCAATATCATTGGCTAATATCTTTTCATTTAGAGGAATTACTCTCTTAATCTTATTCGGCTTTTTGACTTTGACTCTGCGTGTTCGTATCTTTTTTTTTCGCACTATCCTCCCCAAAATGTTTTTGTTTTTTTAAAACTTTATAATTATGATTATCTTCTGCTGTCTTAACTTTCCCATAAGGTTCAAACTTTCCATTACCTCTTACTACAGGGTCTTTTAACCAATCATACTCTTGGTCTTTAATACCATTATTATCTGAGTATCTAAATAAATTTATTTTATAAATCTGTTCTATATTAGGATTTTTAATATACTCTATTAATTCTTCATAAGACATTATCTTAGTGTACTCTTCGTTTGTTTCTTTATTTTTAAAAGTATAGCTAGGCATTAATATCCAAAGGTTGGGTCAGAAGGTGTCCATCTTTTATGATGTTGCATATTTTCATAAGGTGTAATACTTCTAGGTCTAGACATAATTAAATATCTAAGAGCATCATATGCATGGTCTGAAGCTTTAGTATCTACATCTTCTGGTTTTAATTTATCAATGGGTATACCTTGCAATTCTCTAATTAGGTTTGGGCAAGTTTTAAATATCTGGAGTCTTGGTCTGCCTTTAGCATTTAATTTTAATCTCTCATGTATTTGTATCTTACCCTGAATTCTGTTCTTGTCTGCTCTTCTAAGTTTATGTCCTGCTCTTGTTAGTACTTCTCCAACAGTTGGTCCAGTTGTTCCAGTCCTTGCCCAAGCTGCTGTATCTAATACTCCTTGAACTGATAGTCTATCTGCCTTTTCAAATTCAAAAATTCTTAAAGCTAACTCTTCGCCAGTTAAACCTTTCTGATATAGTTCTCTATAAATAATTAATGTTTCATCTGTTGGGTCTATACATCCCCATATAACTGCTGACTCTGCTGCATAACCATAGTCAATTCCTTTTACTCTAACCCAATGTTTAGGTAGAGTATAAGGAGCTATAGTATGTTTATCATATTCAAATTCTGTAAATGCAGCACCTTCGGAAACATCCCAGTTACCATCTAGTAATTGTCTTCTTTGTGTTGGTGGTAATGATTCCAACATCTTTTCATATTTACCATCTAAAGCTAAGAAGGGGTTATCATCTAATCTAGCTGGTATAAATTTTCTAGTTATTTTATCTTTACCTGTGAAACTTTCGTTAGGAAGTGCTGGGTCTAGATACCTTTTTTTGACCCAACTCCCTCCCACACCTCCAGGGTTTGCAGTACACCTTATGAAACATTGTATATCATTATTAGTTGTTCTCAATCGTGATTGCAAATATTGGAGGGGGAATTCTGTAGGATACTGTGTTAGCTCGTCAATCCCTATCCAGGTATATGATTGACCTTGGTATCTATACACATCAGCAT